CATGTTCAATCAATCACATTAAATAGAAGTTTTGAAGAATTAACCGTCACAGCGATGGGTGACTCAGGTCAGAAGTACGTTAAGGGCCTAGAGGCTTCAAGCGTAACCATCGACTTTATGAACGACACCGCATCTGCCAACGTACTTGCAACCTTGCAAGCTGCATGGGGAACAAACGTAACAGTCGTTCTTCTACAGGAAAAGGGAACCGCTGTATCAGCGACAAACCCTCTCTACACAATGACATGCCTTGTCAATAACACAACAGACATCAACGGCGCAGTCGGCGATCTCGGAATGCAATCTGTAACATGGAACGTAAGTGGTACAGTAGCAGTTGCATCAACAGGCACATTCTAAGAAACTAAACAAAGGGGCACAACATGGCAAAGTTAATAGTCACACTAGCGGACAACAGCGTTACCGAGATCGAGATCACACCTCGATTAGAGTACGCGTTCGAGCTATATGCTAAAAAGGGATTTCACAAAGCGTTTCGCGATGATGAGAAGCAATCAGATGTCTATTGGTTGGCATGGGAAGGCCTTCGACTAAGTGGAGTCACAGTCAAGCCATTCGGCGATTCTTTCCTCGAAACTCTTAAGAGTGTAGAGGTTGCAGAGTCCGACCCTTTGGCCTAGGCAGGGATAGCATCCACTATCTCATCGCTCGATTGAGCATTGAGACGGCTATCCCTCCACAAGATTTGATTGATTTAGATCCTACGATGCTTCAGATGTTACTGAAAGCTTTGAAGGACAGAGCAAAGGAACAGAGCGATGCCTACAGAGCTAAAAGGCGCTAACGCGCTTCGTAAGGCTCTCAAGCAATTCTCGCCTGATCTAGATAAAGAAACTCGCGACGAGATGGTTGGATTCTTAAAGCCATTGGTCAAAAAGGCTAGGGGCTTTATGCCATCCAACTCATTATTACCTTCGGGCTGGGTAGGCACTAGCGAGCCGGGTAAATTCCCTAAGTATGATGCCAGCATCGCACGTCGAGGTGTCGGCTATAAACTGACACCTACTAAGCCTAATCGTCAAGGCTGGATTCAGACAGTATCGATACACAACAAGACAGCTGGCGGAGTCATTTATGAGTGGGCTGGACGCAAGTCTAATAGCAAGTTCGTCTCTAATCTGCCCGGCACAATGACAGGCTCAGGCAAGATGCAAGGCCGAGCCATGTTTAAGGCTTACAAAGAAGATGAAGGCAAGGCCAAAGTCGGAGTCATTAGAGCTCTAGAAAAAGCCGCTGCAAAGTTTAACGCGAAAGGCAATATCTAAATGGCTGAATTACGCATCCCGATTATTGGTGAGTTCAAGGGTAAGAAGGCCTTCGATCAAGCTGGCAAGGCTACGACCGCGCTAGACCGAGGCGTTAAAAGATTAGGCTCAAGTCTACTCGCGGCCTTTAGCGTGCAAAAGATTACTCAATTTGGCAAGGCCGCCGCTAAGGCATTTATCGAAGATGAAAAGGCCGCAAGTCGCTTAGCTCAGTCAGTTAAAAATTTAGGCCTAGCCTTTGAGATTCCTAATCTTGAAACATTTATCAGTCAGATGGCTAATGCCTCAGGCGTTACAGATGATCAACTTCGTCCATCTTTACAGCGTCTATTGCAGACAACTGGATCAGTAACTAAGTCCACAGAATTACTCACGCAAGCCCTAGACATCTCTCGCGGCTCAGGCGTCGATTATGAGACTGTAGTCAATGACCTTACCATGGCCTACGTCGGTCAGACTCGTGGGCTTCGCAAGTATTCTCTAGGCCTGTCTCAAGCCGAGCTTAAAACAATGAGCTTTGCAGATGTTCAAGAAAAACTTACAAAACAATTTTCGGGTTCTAATGCTCAATATTTAACTACTTATGCTGGCAAGATGGGCATCCTATCTAACGCCGCTAGTGAAGCTACGGAAAACATCGGCAAAGGTCTAGTAGAAAGTCTTTCTCTACTCGGTGGAGAGGGCAATACTATCCAACCTTTAGCAGATTCTATGTTGGAGTTTTCAACAGAGATTTCAAATGCTATTACTGGTATCGCTGTTTTAATTAACAAAATTAAAGCAATTCCCGGCATTGACGTTTTATCTAGAAATCAAGGAACAATTTTAAATTTGCTTCCTAATACTGGCATTCTTAGAAAAGCTTTTAAGTCTCTTTCAGATTTAGCAAAAGAGGCTACTCCAGGCATGGGAGGTTATCCTAGTTCCGCCCTTGGGCCGGGTTATGTAGATCCAAATGACGCAGCTCGCAAGAGGGCAGAAGCGGACGCCGTCAAGCGTGCTAAAGAATTAGCTGCGATGCAGAAGAAAACACTCAACACACAGAAGAAACAGAACGCCCTAACTAAAGCGTCAAAGGTTCTAGACCTCGATCGCATTAACATCACGGCTGCGCTTCGAGGCAAGATCAGCGAAACTGATCGCTTGTCCCTTAACCTTCAATTAGCCTTGCTTGATAAGAATGAGTCAGCTGCGCTCAAGTTATCTGGAGAATTAGAAGCGGCAGTCAAGCGCCACAAAGAACTTAGTGCCGCGCTATTGGCAACTCCCGAAGCGCCTAATCCTTATCGTAATTGGAAGCCACCCGGATTCGTCGGCCCGGTAATGCCGGAAGGCGTCACACCGCCTATAAAGAATCCCATGGGAATTCCTTATGGAGAACTTGTCCCTGATTTTAACGTGCCTGATTACATGAAGCAGGGCGGTAGTATTACCGGAAGATCAGCACCCGACTATTTAGGCTTAGGGGCTATCGGCGCTGGTGCAACCGCTGACGCTATTGTGAACGTACAGGTAGTTCTCGACGGCGATGTTATAGGTGGAGCAGTCACTAACACTCAAGTGAATCAATCTCTATCAGGGACCTTTAGTGATGTCAGCCGATATAACGGACGCGGAGCGCCGTCAATCAAATGACCTTACCTGCCACGATCTCGGTCTCGTTCGACTTTAGCCAAGGGGCGACCTTCGGCTATCCGTTCACTATTGGCGATCCTATTAACGGCGTCATCGGCGTCTCTCAGTTCGCGGCAACGGACTCGATCAATCAAGATTCAGCGCGGAAGAAGTATCATGCGCGACACCTACGAGACTGGCACATGTACTGTCCGAGTTATTGATGAGACAGGCGCGTTCAACCCTCAGAATCCAGCCTCACCCTATTTCGGCTACCTCACCCCATTGCGTAAGATTCGTGTAGCTGCAACTACTCCAACAACCCAACACTTTCTATTCTCAGGTTATGTCGATTCTTACAAATACACCTATCCAACAGGGCAAGAATTAGGTTATGTAGATATCATCTGCTCGGATGCTTTTAGACTTTTTCAGATGGCTAACATAGCAAGTGTGACGGGCGCCACAGCGGGTCAGACTACTGGCACACGCATCACAAAGATTTTAGATCAAGTCTCATTCCCCACATCGATGAGAATTACAGACACAGGCTCGACGACAGTTCAAGCCGATCCTGCTACAGCTCGCACATCCTTGCAAGCCCTCAAGGCGGCAGAGTTCGCAGAGCAGGGCGCATTCTTTATCCGTACCGATGGCACGGCAGAATTCAAGGATCGCAACGATGTCGTGGGCTCTCTAGCGGCTACACCGATTGAGTTCAATCAGACTACTGGGATCCCATATTCTGACCTTCGTTATGCCTTTGATGACAAGCTAATCATCAATCAAGCCAGCATGACACGCCTAGGTGGCACGGCTCAAGTAGTCGCCAATGTTGATTCGTCGGCTAAGTACTTCCCTCATGGCACTACTCTGACAGAGATGATCCCTGAAACAGATGCTCAAGTCTTAGACATTGCTCGAATCTATGTCGCTACTCGCGCCGAGACTTCAATCAGAATCGATGCCATGACAGTCGATCTATTGGACACGGATGTCCCTACAGACACAATGATCGCCCTTGATTACTTTGATAATCTACAGATCACCAATGTGCAGGAAAACGGATCGACAATCGTTAAGACTTTGCAGGTGCAGGGTCTAGCATGGGACATCACCCCAAATTCAATGAAGTGCACAGTAACAACACTTGAGCCTATAGTTGAGGGATTCATCATAGGGTCATCGACTTACGGTATAATCGGACAATCCATTATGGGATACTAGGAGAACAATTATGGCAACAGGCTTTCCAGCGACAACAGGCGACATCTTTACGGCTGCAGACTATAACGGCCTAGTCACCTTCGAGATCAAGGCAGATCAGACAGCCGATTACACGCTTACTGTCGCCGACTCTTATCAAGTCCTAGTCCCTATGAATAAGGCTACAGCGATCGCCTTGAAGATCCCTACCAACGCGACAGCGGCTATCCCTGTCGGCTCATGCATCACTATTCTTAACGAGGGCGTGGGAGTCTGCACCATCTCAGCCGTCACCTCAGGCACTACTACAGTCCTATCAGCTGGCGCTGTATCGGCTCAGCCTACCCTTGGTCAGAACAAGGCAGCTAGTTGCATCAAGACTGGGACAGATACTTGGTACATCGTCGGGGCTATTGGGTAATGCTTAACAACATCGTAGGGCTATTGGGGAACGGTGGAGGTGCCACTAACTCTTATGAGTCGATCGCTACAGTTTCTTCGGCTGGATCGAGTAACTTTCTAGATTTTACGTCGATCCCTTCTACCTACAAACATTTACAAATTAGATGGATTTCAAGAAATACCGCGGCAGGCGATCAATTAGGAATGCAGTTTAATTCCGATGGTGGATCTAATTACGCTCGGCACGAGTTAAGTGGATTTGGCTCAAGCGCAAATGCCTACGCTTCTACAGGTCAGGTGCAAATCACGGGCGTAGGATTTGAATCGTTATCTTCCTCAGGGGCAAACATTTTCGGCGCTGGCATTATTGACATTTTAGACTATACAAACACCAACAAAAATACGACTGTCAGATCCTTGACAGGTTACGACACAAACGGCGGCGGCGGCGTGGGGATCGTATCAGGATTATGGCTTAACACCGCGGCAGTCACTAAGATAACAATGAATCAACAAAGTGGTGGAAATTTTTCTAGTGGTACTACCTTCGCACTCTATGGAATTAAGGGGTAATAATGCCATCAACTTATGAAAAGATAGCGACTACTACTTTAGGAAGCGCGGCTGCTTCTTATACCTTTAGCAGCATATCTGGAACTTATACTGACATTGTGGCAGTTTTGGCAGGTACGATGACAGCCGCAGATTATGTGCAATTTCAGGTGGGCAACGGCTCAGTTGATACGGGTTCTAACTATTCCAATACTGCACTTAAAGGTAATGGCTCAACCGCCTCTTCAAGTCGATCATCAAATAGCACTAATATCTTTACGCCAGAACCAATGAACACTAACCAAGGCAACCTAATTATTAACTTTCAGAATTACGCTAACACGACTACCTATAAAACAACAGTAATGAGAACCAATGTACCACTTACAGATGGCGGAGCAACTGGAAGTACCTCAGCAACCGTAGGATTATGGCGTAGTACTTCAGCGATTAACACAATTAAATTTTATACTTTTGCAGGCCAGACATTTGCAACTGGATCTACTTTTACTCTCTACGGAATAAAAAGTGCCTGATGACTACAATTAGAAAGGTGGCATAATGGCTACATTTACTCTTATCGCTTCATCTACAGTAGGATCAGGTGGTGCGACCTCAATTACTTTTAGCTCTATTCCATCAACTTACACAGACCTTATGATTTATATGTCAATTCGATCAACTCGGACGGGCGTTAATTTTGACTCGATAGGGTATCGATTCAATGCATCTACCTCAGGTTATCAGACTAGGTATATTTACGGCGATGGATCATCTGCATCATCGGGAGCAGACACGACTTTCAGCCCTGCGGGTCAAGTTTATGGTCGATTCGATGGCGGAGCAATCAACGCTGGCAACACTACTTCCAACACATTTACATCGATTGGGTTATACATACCTAACTATGCTGGAAGTACAAATAAATCTTTCAGTTTTGAGATTGCAGCAGAAAACAATGCAACCGCAGGAGCGTTAGAAGTAGCGGCTGGTTTATGGTCTAACACCGCTGCAATTACTGAAATACAGTTTCGAGATAACAATCTTGGTAACATAGCTGAACACTCAACCGCCTACCTATATGGAGTATCAAATGCCTAATCCGACACGAATCGAAGTTAATTGCACTACAGGCGAGGTCTTAGAGATCGAGCTGACAGACGCTGAGGTAGCCGAGCTTGCCTATCAGGCAGAGCTAGCGGCCGAAAAGAAAGCCGAAGATGATGCCGTTGCAGCTCAACGCGCAATCGATAAGGCGGCGCTACTTACTCGCCTAGGTATTACAGCCGATGAAGCGGCATTGCTACTGGGATGAAGCCCGTCTTATGCAAGGCTGGACAACAGCTGAGAGAACAATTTGATGACACCTTCGCAGATCGTGATAGGCGTTCCGATGGCTGGATCGGCGATCTCCGTCATTCAGCGCGTCCTTCTGACCACAATCCTGATCCAGCGTCAGGGGTGGTACGCGCCATCGATGTCGATCGAGATGTTCATAAGTCAGGCAAGCCCGACCTCATGCCCGATATTGCAGATCAGCTTCGACTCGCGGCAAAGGCAGGCGAAAAGCGAATTGCCTACATTATCTTCGACGGACGAATTGCATCGTCTCGCATGGGCTGGCGCTGGCGAAAGTATTCGGGAAGCAATCCGCATCGGGCGCATTGCCACTTTTCTTTCACTAAGCAAGGTGATACGGACGGCTCTTTCTTTAATATCCCGTTACTAGGAGGCAAATAATGGAACAAGCAAAGTCACTCGCGGCATCATGGGCACGATCATTCTTAGCAGCTGCATTGGCGCTATACATGGCAGGAGTAACAGACCCTAAGACGTTAGCAATGGCCGGTGGCGCAGCACTAGCACCTGTAATCTTGCGCTGGCTTAATCCAAATGACGCATCCTTTGGCGTGAATAAAAAGTGACACAGGAAAACTTCTTCACTCTTTACTTTGCCAGCCTTGCCGTGATCGGTGGGCTTGCAGGTTATGTGATCACGCATTTACTGTCTGAGATTAAGCGACTCAACTCGCGTGTCGATGAGATCTATAACATACTCTTAGAGCGATAATTTTTACATGGCTAAGAAAAAGGTCATAGACCTAGACACTTACAATGCTCTTGATCAATGGGCTATCAGTCTGCATGAGATGTATCGGGCGCTTCGGCGTGCAGGTTTTGCAGTCGATATCTCACTTGCACTCATTAGCGACAAAGATGCCTATCCTGACTGGATTCTGCCATCGATCCCCGACCGAGTGGATCGCATACCCTACGAGGACGACGACGAGGATTAATGAAGCGCATTGTCATAGTGAGCGACCTACAGGTTCCCTTCCACGATCGACACGCAGTTAAGAATCTAGCCAGCTTTATTAGTAAGTTCAAGCCGCACGAAGTAGTGACCATCGGCGACGAGATTGACTTCAACACGATCAGCAAATGGTCAGAGGGGACGCCAGAGGCTTATGAGCAGACTCTTGGAGATGATCGCGATGAAGCTGTTCAAGTCCTTTACGACTTACAGGTCACACAGACCATAAGGTCAAACCATACTGATCGGCTTTACAACCAGATTATGAGGAAGATTCCCTCATTTTTATCTTTGCCTGAGTTACGCTTTGAGAAGTTCATGAGATTTGATGAGCTTGGGATAACCTTTCATAAGAAGCCATATAACATCGCTCCGAACTGGATTGCAGTCCATGGCGACCATACCCCTCTCAAGGCACAAGGGGGTCTCTCAGCCCTTGAGGCGGCCCGTAGGCACGGTAAAAGCGTCATCTCAGGTCATACTCACAGGGCAGGGCGATCGAGCTTCTCAGAGGCCTCTGGAGGCCGTATAGGCCGTGTCTTGCATGGGGTTGAAATTGGGAATCTCATGGATTACGGCAAGGCTTCGTACTTAGGGGCAACAGGATCAGCTAACTGGCAACAGGCTTTCGCCATTATGTACGTTGAGGGCAAGAATGTGCAGGTTGATCTCATTTACTTCGAGAAGGATGGGACATTCGTAGTATCAGGCAAGCGGTATGGACGACCTAGATAACGACTTAGCTCGGTCGATCGATGACCACATAGACGATGCAGAATCGTTACCGTTTCGTTATCAAAATACTCTTGACCTAGCCTAGACATCTGTCATCCTTGCCCTAACAACAACAGAAAGGGCAATTATGTTTGATTCAGCATTGCAGGATCTAGTGGCAATTATCGCTATATCTGCACTATGGTTCCACTTAGGCCGAATGGTCGGCATTCGCGTTGGTTATCTCAAAGGTCGCAAAGCTGTGAGAGATTATTACGCATCAAAGGAAAGGGTAAAAGTGTGAAAGCAAGTGATTTCCTCAACGAAGCAAAGGCAACAATTCAAGATCGTGGAATGGACTACGGACACCCGTCGGACAATATGTCCCGAACCGCATGCCTATGGTCAGCATTCTTGCAAATGCCTGTTACTGACTATCAAGTGGCATCATGCATGGCATTGGTCAAGCTCGCACGAAGCATGGAGTCTGCGAAAGTCGATACATACATCGACGCTGCAGCCTATCTTGCAATAGCAGGGCAACTACACACAGAGGAGAACGAGCTTTATGTTTAATTTATCGGAATACACTACGGTGAGCGAACGGATTAAATTGTTTCGAGACATGTATCCCATGGGCAGAATCATCACCACTCTGATCTCTGAAGATCCTAGCCGAGTAGTGTTTAAGGCAGAGTTTTATCGAGATGATGAAGATCAACGTCCTTTCTCGACAGGCTACGCTAGAGAGATCACAGCTGATCGCGGAGTAAATAAGGATTTTGCGCTCGAGAACTGCGAGACGTCCGCAATCGGGATTGCCGCCAAGAATGCCAACATAGGCACCGAAAAGAATGCTATTAGCCGAGAGGAAGCTGAGAAGGTGAATCGAGTAAAAGCCAAGAATGCAACCATTCAAGAAGTAAAGGCCAAGATGTTACAGACATCGGGCGAATACATTCCCGTAATAAAGGAGGACGATCCATGGACTATCAAGCCAGCGACTATGCCGCCCACAATGGGGGAAGCGGTTGCGACGGTGAAAGAGATCATTGGAGGCCAGACCGAGAAGGATATTCCACGTTGTCCTCATGGCGACATGATTTGGAAAACTGGTCAATCGAGTGCAGGTAAGCCATGGGGACATTTCAAGTGTCGCAATGCGGTTACAGGCGAGCTGACTCGATGCCCTAAAGGTGAGGATGTCATTTGGTATGAAATCAACAAAGAAGGCGCATGGCAACGACAGAAGGCGAGAGTCTAATGGGACGCTTACAGTTTCAGAATCAAGATGGTGAGTGGGAGTCATTCCCGACAGAGGACGAAATTCACCGATCGAAGGAAGTTATAGCGATCTTAGAAGAATTCACATTTACCACTCGATGCTGTCTCTGTAATGATTCAATACCTTACAAAGACATTAAAGTGAACCTAGTGAATAAGTCATGGTCTTGCGAGAAATGTCACGCGGTCAATGGCCTCACAAAGCCGTAAATACAGAGGATTCTCAACCGAGCGTGTGGTCGCACGTTACCTTTCGGAGTGGTGGCCACATGCAGACATCGGGAGAGGGGCTGGAAAAGATATAACACATGTCCCGTTCGACATGGAAGTTAAGGCTAGATCGGCGTTCCAGCCAAAGGCATGGATCGATCAAGTCACCAAAAGAGCTAGCAAGTCCCAAGACTTGCCAATCGTGGTGTGTCGCTTAAATGGTCAAGGAGAAAGTAGTCCACAAGACTATTTGGCCTTTATGCGGCTTGGTGATTTGGTCGATCTATTGCTCAGTTCAGGTTACGGGGATTTCAAGGGTGATCGAGATACACTAGAGCCTATGAGATGCAAGATGTGCGGCGCATGGGCGTTCACACCGCTATGCAGGACGTGTGAGGTGGATCCCGATGCCAACTTATGAGTTCGAGTGTGACGAAGAATCTTGCGCGAGCAATGCAAGAATAGAAGAATGGCGTTCGATCAACGAGCCTCACGACCTCGAATGTTCCTTCTGTGGCTCACCTATGCATAAGGTCTATTCGAGTGTAGGTGTCAGCTTCAAGGGAAGTGGATTCTATTCAACCGATAACAGATAAATGTGATGCATTTCACATTCTATCAATGTCCGAATTGGAGTAGTTTAATATGATTCATCCTCTTGACAGCCGTGTTACTCTCAGGCGAGAGCCCTTCAGGGGCTCAGCACGCGCCCGTAAGGGCAGAGCGCGAGTGGTCGCCATCGTTATTGGGACAGCTCTATTCATGAGCATAGCTCCTGTATCAAGTGGCTCAATAGATGCCACTAAAGAGATTAAATATGCAAAACTATTAGCTGATTATCAATTAACTGAGAAGCAAGAGAAGTGCCATCATGAGATTGTCTATAGAGAATCAAGATGGAACTATAAGGCAGTAGGTAACATAGGTGGTACTAAGCAGGTATATGGGCTATATCAGATGAAGAGTGAGAGCCTAAAGAGAAGCTCAGCTATTACTCAGTTTTGGATGTACTATCACTATGTAGGACGTCGTTATGGATGGACTGAGTATGAAGATCCTAACTACTGCAATGCACTGCATCATCTCAAGACTAAAGGATGGCAATGAGTACCAAGCGTGGTGATCCTCGTGGTACTAGAGCATATAAGAAGCGCAGGTTAGAGGTACTACAGAGGGATCAATGGTCGTGCTTCTATTGCCAGCAACCAGCGACAACAGTGGATCACATCATTCCTATAGTTAAAGGCGGTGATCCTGTTGCATATGATAATCTCGTGTCATGTTGTGCAAGGTGCAACTCACGCAAGGGAAGTAGATCAGAGGGCGTTTTTTTAGCACAACAGGCCAC